TAAACCCTGTAGAGGGCGGTGACAAGCATTTCATCCAGCTTAATATGACAACTATCGACCAGCCTACCGGGCAGGACGGGCAAAATAGTGAACAGGATGCCGTATGACGATTACCCCAGGGCGGCAAGTGAGCAAGCCCGAAAGGCATTGCAGCACAGAGAAAGTAACGGCAGTGATTGCGGCACGGCAGTAGGCTGGGCGAGAGCCAACCAACTAGCAAACCGCGAGGTAATCAGTGTTGAAACAGTGAAACGCACTTATAGCTTTCTGTCGAGGGCTAAGGTCTACGATCAAGGGCGGTTCACAGACGATGACGGCAATGAAATATGCGGCAGCGTAATGTATGCAGCATGGGGGGGCAATCCTATGCTAAGGTGGAGCGAGACAATAGTTGATAACCTCCCTGAATCAGAAAGAGCAATGGAAAAGCTAAAGTTAAAAAGGCATATCGTAGGCATTGAAGAGGATGAAGATTTCATCACTATCACTTTTGCAAAGCCGGACATGGATGACATGAACGATGTAGAAGAGAATGCTTACGGGAAGAAAAAGAAGAAAAAAGAACGGGCAGAACCGGGCGAGCTATCAACGGGCGATTACGTCAGTTGGAACAACTCAGGTGGTAGAGCTTACGGGCAGATCACCGAGATTGAAACCGATGGCACTCTGGTTGCCGATAGCGGATTTGAAGTTACCGGCACCCCTGATGACCCGGCAGCGCTAATAAGTGTCTATAACTTGGATGAAGATTCCGGGCTATTCGTCGAGCGCGACCCTACGTTAATTGTTGCACACCGCTTTACTGCTCTTACAAAAGAGATGGCAAGCGATTTCCGCAGCGCAAAAACTACTGAAGTGGAATATCGATTTAAGCCCGCTGAAAAGCCGCAGGTGACAGGCAGCACAGAGCGCCGGACCTATAACGCTGAACTGCGCATGGATATGAAAACAGGCAAAGCGCAAATACGTGGCTATGCTGCTGTTTTCGATTCTGACAGTGAATTGCTAATGGGCAGCTTTGTCGAGCGCATTGATAAAACAGCGTTCAACGAAGCAGATATGTCAGATGTGCGGGCGCTTTTCAACCATGATCCTAATTTCGTATTGGGGCGAACTACTAACAACACCCTACAGCTTGAAATTGATGAGCGTGGGCTTCGCTATACTATCACACCCCCTGACACACAGCTTGTACGGGATCTGGTAATTGAGCCTATGAAGCGGGGCGATGTATCACAAAGCTCATTCGGGTTCACTTTGATGGACGATGAATGGGATGAAAGCGGAGAATACCCTGTCCGCACCTTAAAGCGCATTGGTGAAGTGTTCGACATTTCACCTGTTACCTTCCCTGCTTATGTGCAAACAGAAGCAAGCGCACGGAGCATTGAGAAGCGGACAGCGAAAAAAGAAAAAGAAGAACGAACAACGCGGGCCAGCCTGGCAGGGCGGAAGCTGCGTATCATGGAGTTGCCGGAAGGTGACGAGTAACCTATTTTTTTTTAATAGCAAAAAATCAAAGCTATGAAAAGTACAGAGCAATTGCTCAATGGCCAGGCTAGCGCACAGGAACTGCGCGAGGGCCGGGCGTGGATCAAAGAGCAGATGCGCGACATCGTGAACTCTGCAAATACTGAAAAGCGCGACCTCAACAAAGAGGAGGATGAGCGCTTTATGAAGTTCGATAATGACTATCAATCTCTTACCCGCAAGCTGGACCGCCAGAAGCGAGTTGAAGAGCTTGAAAAAGAGCAGATTGAACAGCGTGCGCAGCGTGGTGAAGCGGAAAAGGCTACTAAGCAGCCCAGCGCTGAGGACAAGGAAAAGCAATACCGGAGCATCTTCGGAAAATACCTGCGATGGGGCGCAAGCTCCCTGAACGCCAGCGAGCAGCAAATCCTGATGGAGAAGCGCGGTACGGACCCGCAGACCACAGCCGATGCGCAAGGTGGTTACACGATCCCGCAGGGGTTCAGCGAGGAGCTTGAAATCCGAATGAAGTATTTCGGGGAGATGCTGAATGTCGCCCGGCTGTTCAACACAGCAACAGGAAACCAAGTGGACTGGCCGACGGTGGACGACACATCTGCAATCGGCTCTATCCTTACGGAAACCGCAGGTGCGGCAGCCGTTCAGGATATGACCTTCGCAAACAAGCAGCTTGACGCTTACACCTATACCTCCGGTATCGTTAAAGTGTCAGTACAGCTCGCACAGGACAGCGCCTTCGACCTGGAAAACTTCATTATTGACAGCTTTGCAGAGCGTTTGGGCCGGATCATCAACCAGCACGCGACAACTGGCACAGGCACAGCACAGCCTAACGGTTTTGTGACGGCAGCTACAGTTGGCGAAACCTCTACCGCTGTTGATGCGATCACACGAGCGGAGCTTGTCAACCTGTTGCACTCTGTTGACCGTGCATACCGCCCGAATGGCATTTGGATGTTCAACGACACTACCCTTGCAGCGATCAAGAAGCTGAGCTTTGGCTCCGCTGATGACCGGCCATTGTGGGTGCCATCTATGCGGGACGGAGAGCCTGACACTTTGGAAGGCTACCGCTACAGCGTCAACAACGACATGGCGGACCTCGGGGCAGACAACAAGCCGGTGGCGTTTGGCGACTTCTCAAAGTACGTTATCCGCTTGGCGGGCGACCCGGTGTTTGTCCGTATGCAGGAACGCTACATGGATGAGCTGAAAGTAGGGTTCATTTCCTACCGCCGGATGGATGGTGAGCTGATCCAGAGCAACGCGATCAAAGTGCTGCAAAACGCTGCTTCGTAATGAAGGAAGTGAGAATATTTAAGGGCCTAGCAGGGAAAGACTACACTTTCCCTGCGGGTTCTCTTCAGACCGTAACGGATGAGAAGGCTGCCGAGCTATCCCGGAAGGGGTTAGCAGAGATTGTTGGCGAAGTCAAAGCGACAGTAAGCCGTAAGGCTACGACGCGGAGGACTGCAACGAAGGCAACACCGAAGCCTGAGCCACCAAAGGCAGCAGATACCGAGCAGAAAGAAGAGCCGAAAGAAGCAGAAGAGAAACCGAAAGCTCCGCGAAAAAAGCGCGGCCGCAAACCTCGAAAGTAAATGATTAGAGAAACATCAGCCCCCGCTGAAGAGGCGGTGTCACTAGCGGAAGCGAAGGCGCACCTAAAGGTGGATTTTACCGCTGATGATGATTATATCACAGCGCTAATTACCGCTGCCCGGCAACAGGCAGAAGAGTACACTAATTTGGCGCTGGTAGATACTACTTATGAGCAAGCGTTCGACGGTTTTCCGGCAACAACAAGGCTTAACCCGCACCAGTCGCTAGTATTGTGGCGATCACCTGTTATCAGTGTGACAAGCCTAGTTTATACTGCTGAGGACGGCACTAGCACTACTGAGCCATCTGCTAATTACAAGGTTGACACCCACCGGAAACCCGGAAGCATCAGCCCTGTATATGGCTACTCATGGCAATCAGCGCAGGATATACCTGCAAGTGTTGTGGTGACTTTCCGGGCAGGATATGCGGATGCAGCGAGCGTGCCGGCACCTATTAAGCAGGCACTGCTGCTGATGATCGGGGCATGGTATGACAACAGAGAGGACAGCGTGTATAACCTGCCGACACAAAGCAGGGTTATGCTCGATCACTACAGAGTAAGCCGTTTCTGATGTACAACAAAAAGGAGAACATAGGGCGCATGAGGCACAGGGTGCAATTCCTTAAACCAACCTACACTGAAAATGATTTTGGCGAAAAGGAAAAGACCTATACCCAGCAAGATGCTACATGGGCACACATTGAGTACAAAGAGTCAGGCTCTGGTGAATCAAGCGATGCAAGCCGGATAACGTCTGTTGTCAATTGCTTAGTGACGATCAGGTTTAACAGCGAAATTAATGCTGAATGGCGGATGACTCACAATAATGAAAAGTTCAATATCAGAACAGTGCTGCCTGATGCAAAAGAGATGTATATGCGCTTAGAGTGTGAGATTGATGAACCTGTAACTAGTTATTGAGATGACGCAGGTAATTGACATGAGGGAGGTTGAGTCTGTAGCTAAGAGGCTGACAGATGCACTAGATGAAATCTCGGATGCAAAAGAGCGCCAGCGCATTAACCGCAGAGCAGGACAGTTTGTACAATATGCTGCAAGGGCGAAAGCGCCACGGTCGAACAAGGTGCACTATCACTACCGAAGCTCCGGCAAGATCATCAAAAGCCTACGGGCAAAGCGGGGCAGCAGGACAGAAGACAGGGTGGCATACTATCCAGGCAACCTGCAACTGTCTATTCGGGTGCTGAGCCTTCGGCGCGCGATTAATGCTATCATTGGCCCCCGGATTTTGCGCAATGCAAGGGCAAAAAGCTACGGTAAGAATGAGCGCAACGTAAATGCATTCTATGCCCAGATGATCTACGGCAGTGCAAAGGCATTCCGGGACAGAGTGATGATACCTGCATTAGTAAGCCAACAAAGGCGGGTAGAATCTTATATCAAGCGTGAAATCGATGCTTTGAAGCGCAAGGCAGCAAGAAAAAACAACCTGACGTGAATCTAGGCAAGTTGACATATAGCCTGCTCAGTAATGATGCAACGATAACGGGCCTTGTCGGCAGCAGGATATTCCCTGTGCAGATACCGCAAGATACCGGCTATCCGGCTATTGTCTATCAGCATACGAGCCAACTGCCTACGAACATCAAAGACGGGCCCTCGCCCCTTGATGTTATTGATATGTCGCTTGTGATTTATTCGACAAGCTACAGCGATGCTCAGGATATTTCGGCGAGGTGCAGGGTTATTTTCGATCACTATCAGGGCACAGTGCAGGGCGTTACAGTTGACAAAATAAGCTTTGCGAACCAGTCTGATAATGACTTCATTGATGACTTCGGTTTTTTCGCTATCGAGCAGAGCTATAACGTAAGAATGAAACGATGAGGGTAAAACTGCTTAAAGATTGGACAGATGAAAAAGGGAGGACAGACAAAGCAGGCACTCACATTGAAATAGCATACAGGTATGCGCAGCGGCTAATTAAGAAAGGCGTTGCAATCCCTGACGAAGAAGAAATTGAAAGAGTAACGTCCTATTCAAAGGACAACCCACCACCAGAAGTGCAGGAGGTGGAGCTTGAACAAGAATTTTTTGAACCTGCCCCTGTGAAGCCAACGAAGGTGACATGGTGGGATAAACTTAAATCGCTATGGCATCGACTGGCGTAATTAATGGAACCAACCTGCGTATGTATATCGGCAGTACGCCAATTGCATACGCGACAAGCTGCACCCTGTCATTCAGCAGGGAGCTAAGGGAGACTATCCACAAAGACAACCCCGGCTCAGGCTGGGCAGAAAGCGAACCTGGGCAGAAGTCCGGCACGCTCACTGTTGAGGCGCTGTACAATGAGGACGGCACAACAAACAACTATGAAACCCCGCGCACGCTTTTTGATGCGCTGGATGACGGCACAGAGTTGAGCTGTACGGTTGAGACGGGTATTGATGGTGACAACATCTACACCTTCTCTGCTTTCTGTACTGAGTACGAAGTAACAGCATCTGTGGAAGAAAATGCAACCTACTCAGCAAGCTTCACTATCACAGGTGCGGTTACAATGAGCACAACCTAAAATATCTGCATGGTACACGAAATCAAAGTTGATGGCAAGAGCCTGCCTGTATCTTTCACGATGCGGGCGCTCAACCATTTCTGCATCAAGCACAAGCTCACTATCGGGCAATCTTTTGAAATGCTAGGCGCTACAGGCGGCGAGGGCAATCCTATACAGCTAACTTACGAGCAGATTGCTGATCTGTTCTTTTTTGGCTTGAAGGAAGGCCACCGCAAAGAATCTAAGAAATTCAACCTGAGCGCCGATGATGTCATGGACCTGTTTGATGAAAAGCCGGGCCTTCTCACAGAGATATTGGAAATCTATGGCGAGTCGCTGGCTCAAAAATGGGCAGCAGATGAGGCAAAAAACGCGAAAGCGCCCGAAGCGAAGAAAGCCAAGGGCGCGAAGTAAGTGTTAGCCAGCTTCATTACTACGCCTGCGGCATGGCAGGTATGGCGGAGGCTGACTTTTGGGATAACGAAGTATGGGTAGCCCTCAACAGGATTGACGCTTGGGGCAGGAAGTACGAGCAGCAAGAAAAGGGCGAGCTACAGCGCGTCAGCCTGTTAGGATCATGGCTGCTTAACCCTTATAGCAAAAAAGGCAAGCCTGTGAAGCCTCAGGACCTACTGCCGTCTGTTTGGGAGGGCGTAAACACTACAGGCAGCAAAGGGCCGTTATCAGCAGAAGAAAGAGCAAAGATTTTCGCAAAGCACGATGCAATAGCACGCAAAAAATTTAGCAATGGCTAGAGCAGACTTAAATGTAAGGTTAGGCGTTATTACTCGGAATTTCGAGAAGAGCCTAAAGCGTGCTGAGCGTAATTTGCGCAGGACAGCACAGCAGATGAGTGATATAGGTTCTAGCTTAACAACTGCTGTGTCATTGCCTATCGCAGGGCTTGGTGTTGCTTCACTTCGGGCTGCCGGTGACATCGAGGCATTAGAAAAGGGATTGGAAGCGGTACTGCCTGCTGGAGCAAGCGCTGCTGATGAGCTAGACCGATTACGTAAGATTGCAGAGCTGCCTGGACTTGGTTTTGAGCAGGCGATACAGGGGTCTGTTCGGTTGCAGTCAGTTGGTTTTAATGCTGACCAATCAGCAGCTTCTTTGGAGGCATTTGGCAGAGTGGTAGCACTGACAGGCGGCACGGCTCAACAGCTAGATAGCGTAGTCAATCAATTTACGCAGATCAATTCAAAGGGGCGGTTGTTAGCTGAGGATTTAAATGTCATCAGGGAAAATGCTTCTGGTTTTAACATTGCTTTGCAGGCAGCTTTTGGTACAACTAATATCGAGGCTATTCGAGCGACTGGTATTAGTACAGGCGAGTTTACAAGAAAGGTAGTTGAAGCAATACAGCAAAGTGAGGTTTTTCAAAATGTACAAGGCGGGCTATCTAATAGCTTTGAAAATGCAAGGATTGCTGTACGATTATTCCTTTCAAGGCTCGGGGAGCAAATAAATAAACTATTCGATGTCCAGGGCGCTACAGAACGATTCAGCGCAGCACTAGGTAGGCTTGGTGCCGCATTCAAAGAACTTGACGACGAACAAAAAAAGAACATAATCAGGTTTGCGGCTATTGCTGTAGCTATCGGACCTGCAATCCTTGCCGTAAGCCAGTTTTTAACTGTTCTTCGTGTAGTGCCAATTGTTATAGGCACGTTGATTGGACCTTTCAGGGTACTGAGTGCTGTTGTATTAGGAGCAGGCAAGGTTTTCACTGCTGTAGCAATCCGAGGTAAAACCTTAGCCGTAGCCCTCCGAAGTGTCGGCGCTTCTTGGCTTACAGCTGCTGCGCCTGTTGTGGGGGTTATTGCAGGGATTGCAGCTGTGGCAGGGGTGTTCTTGTTTGTAACAAAGAATGCTGAGGCTTTTGAAGCTCGATTCACTAATATTTTTATTCAGATTAAAACAAAGGTATTAGAGCAAATCAACAGGCTAATTGATGGCTTAAACCCTCTGCTCAGTGCTGTCGGGCTTGAGATTGATAAGGCAAAAATAGAACCCCAGCAGCTTGTCGATGAGCCTAAGTTTCAATCCTTTTCAGAATTCATCGGCAGCGTAAAAGACGACTTGGTTAACCTAGTGCCTGGATTATCAAGCGCCGCATCAGGATTTACTAAGCTCAAAGAGGCCGTATTTGGCGGGGGTGATAGTGCAGGCACACAAGACTTAGGGATAGAGGGGGCTTTTGATGGGTTTACCGGGATTACCGGGCCTAGCGGCCCAGCAGCAGAAGTACAGTTACTTGAACAGGCTTATGCTGATGCACTTAAAACCTCTATACGATTCAGGGGTGTGCTAAGGGGCATAAACGAAGATATTAATGCTGAGCTACAGGATGCAATTAGCAGTGACGATGAGCAGTTTAAGGCTATAAGCACTAGCAGTTCAATTGCTATCAAGGCTTTATCTGATTTGCGTGAAGAATACAAAAAGATAGACACTGCTGCCGCAGTGCTTGGTGAGAATACAAGCTTTCAGGATCAACAAAGCATCATAGCTCAAAAAATAAGAATAACAAGGGATGCACTAGTTGAAGCTGCTCAAAAATTCGGATTAAATAGTCTTGCAGTTCAAACTTTACGCGAAGAGCTTTCTAGGCTGCAAGGGCAATTATCCGAGCGCGAAGACCCGCTTAACCTTGTTAATGCCTTTGGGCTGCCGAGAGAGATTGTCGAAAATGTCGTAAAAGGCTTTGATGATGTCAGAAAAGGCGTTAGTACAGTAGTTGCGCAATCAGAACAGGTGCTTGCTGCTGTAGCGCTTGTTAGGGAGACAATCACAGCACCATTTGAGGACTTCTTTACTACACTTGTTGAGGGCGGCAAAAATGCGTTTGGACAATTCGCTAAGACATTAGGGCAGACCGTGAAAAAGATTATTGCAGACCTGCTCAGCGCTATTGCTGTAGCTGCTGTATTGGCGCTTGTTTTAGGCCCAATTCTCGGCGGTGGCACTTTTGCTTCACAGTTCGGCACGCTACTGAAAGGCGGCGGTGGTATTGGCGCTCTTGTTGCAGGGGCGTTTGGACTTGCAGAGGGCGGCATCATCCCGCCCGGCTACCCTAACGACACTTACCTTGCACGGCTTAGTTCAGGAGAGGCTGTTATCCCTTTGAACAGGCTAAATAGTATGCTTGACAGCGGTGGCGGGCAGATGGTAGCAGATACGGTAATTAGGGGTGAAGACATTGTACTTTCTTACAACAGGGCAAGCAAAACACTAGGCAGATAATGGCAGTAAGGTTTGAAGGCACGAGCGCAGGGGTAAAGGGTACAACGTACACTGTGCAGGTGCATGATTCAGACTTTGTAGGCACTACTGTTGATGTGAATATCTTCAGCAATGGGTTCAACTTGAAGTACAACCCGAATGAAGAGCGACCGGACGCTGAGATAATAGATAGCTCTGTTTCGTTGGCGCTTATGCGCACTGATGACACAAAAACAGAGATAGACGACTTCATCTCAGACCTTCTTTCTGCCCCTGATGAGCGATTTACTTTGCGCATCCTTGACAGCAGTGACAACCTTTATTGGTGCGGCTACATACTTGCAGATCAGGTACGATATGAGGATGACCGATGGGCTGATAAGCTGGCGAACGTAAATATTAACGCTAA